TGTGAATTATGTTTAAAAAAAAGATACACAGACACAAAAACCTGATTTTCATTCAGGCTTGCAGGCAGGAGGATGTAGGAAGTAGTCTGGAGGCCAGGTACGGCGAGACTGTACATCATTGCGGTAGTCAGTGCACACTAGAAATCGTTTAATTTCTGAGATAGAGGGGAAGTGGTCCATGTCGATGAACGGACGTTCAGTGTCCGGAGAGTTTCCGAATACCATCGTCAGCCCAGCGGGGTTGGGACTGTAACCTTGTGACAGGTAGTGATCATACATATCCTCGAGGACGGACAACACACGGTCGTGGTTGCCGCAGCTAGCGTAGGCGAAGCCGATTGCTTGAGCCATTGCTATCTCGGGTGTAGATTTACGTGCCTTGGTGTGATAGAACTGAGCGATCATCTTGATCTCATCGCGGAATGGGAAACCATTCTTGTTGCGATAGCTCAGAACTTCACGGCCATTAAGGCTTGAACCGATCTCACTTTTATCTACGGAAATCACCGATTTGAAGTAGTGATCCGCCAACTCTTGCATGCGAAGAAGGAAGTCCTCGTGCTTGGCTGGTGGTATTAGCACGTAGAGTCGGACGATGGAGTCGTCGCCTTGCACTTTGATTATGCATTGGCGTGGGTTGAAACCCATGGCTCGTAAGATCGTCGCGATCATGGTGTAGTTGTACCACGAGTCGAGGAGTTGAGTAATAAAAAGACCGGAAGGTATGCCAGCAAACAGACGCTTGTACATTCTACCGTCAGGTAGGACGATTGGGGCATTGAACAGATTGTCGAGTGTCCAAAGCCAGAGGCGTAGTATGCGTTGCGATTTAAGGTGGGACCAATCACTTTTCGTATCAGGATAGTTAACGTTCGGGACGTAACCGTTGTCGAAATCTAAGTAAGTAAGGATTCCGAACATGATCCTGCGAATGATGGAAAAGTAAGCTCGCTTGTCGAAGCGGCTCCAATCCAAAGTGAGGTAACACTTGTTCAAATAACTACTGAACAGAGCAGCGTTGAGCCGCATCCATCCACCAGTCATAGTCTCATAGCCCCAGAGCATAGGTGTGAGCCCAGGGTTGAGTTTGATCCAAGCGATATATTCCCAGTATAGCATCGCGTCAGCAATGATCCATGGTTTGGAACATCCCCAGATGGTTCTCATCTTGTTGGGGTCGTCTTTCTTGACGATTGCTGTTTTGGCATGTAGGAGCATCGGGAAGATGTACTTATTCTGAAAGTACGGGTCGTTGTCCTTGAGGTGGGCATGGCGCTCGAAGCCGTCTTTGATGACGTGGTGCCAACGTCGGGTCCAGTTGAACACAGTGTGTCGCATTGGGCCGAACTTTGCCGGGACAGGATTATTCATTTCCGATGTTTGTTTAGACAAAAGTCGATCGACGTATCTCTGGTCGAGAAACGCGTATTTAGAGTCAGCTAGTTCGCTGATCTTAGGACGATTGTCAAGGAAGTAATCATCTGTAGAGAATGGTGCTTCAGCGTTGACTTGCCATTTGAAAGGGTAGTGGTGCTCGATGTCGTTGATGTGACAAGGGCGGCACTTCTGTGGCGGTCGGAACGCGTCCAGCATGTCAGCCAAACCTAGCTCGAAATTTTCGTCGAGTGGCGGGTCGAAATGTTCGACATTGCCGGTGAAGAAGTCACGCTCGATGTCGGACTCAGACGTAGTAGTGCGACGATATGATTCGATTTGTTCGATTTCCCAAGGGTAAAGGTACTTTCGCATCGAGTGCATCATCACATTTTGGTGCTTTTCAATTGAAAGCGTGTCCTGAGTAGGGACGTGTGGAGGGCGTGAATATCTTCCAACCTCGATGAAGTTGTATTCTTCGAATTTGGGTTTGAAAATATATGACAGAACTCTGTTGATGTATTCCATTGTGTAGTAAGTAAAAGAGATTAACAGTGCTCGAGGGATTTCTTTAAGTATTGGAGGAAAAACGGTGAGATTCGAGTTGTTTCTCTGT